GAAGGAAGTCCCGATGAACCTCCCCACGTATTCAAACATGCCGCTGAAGAACATCGGCTTCGACTCCGCGTGCTACCAACAGAACGTTTATACCGGAGCAAAATTTGTTTTCAAGCAACTGATGATTGATGCGAACGACCTGCACGACATGCGTGCGGATACTGAGCACTACAAGAACATTCCCGACGACGACCAGCTTCGCGAGATACTTTCCCACAAGAACGAACCTACCGAAGATTCTCTCGCGGCAGACAAAAGAGCGACTTGGCGCGAGTTCCAAGCCTCCATTGACGCGGACGCCACGAGCAAAGACCCGCTGATGCAGCCGCTTGAATATATCGAGTACCACTCGAACGACCACGTGTTCGGCGTGCTCCAGCGGAAGATCGTGATCAGGAACCAAGCGAACGAGAAACGGCACCTGCCTGCACGTAGTTGCGCGTTCATCGACATCCTCGGGAGCGCATGGGGTTTTGGTATAGCGCGTCTTTTGGCCGGGGAGCAGAGATTACAAGTCGGCGTCGCATGCAACTGGGTTGACTCTCTCGCCCTCGTCTTGAATCCCGTCTACCAACTTATGAAAGGTTTAGGACCCGGAACTCAAAATGTTCCAGTGTCGCCCGGCAAGGTCATCAACCTCAACGGAGAACTGAAGCCGCTGCTCACGCCGGACATTTCCATGCCCGCGATGGGTGCTATCGAGTCCTCTGAATCCCGCGCAGCGAAGAGAGTCGGCGCGAACGGCGGGGACATGATGCCCAAGCAGGCATTGCGCACCGGAGCCGGGGTGAACGCCTTGACAGGCGACGTGGTCCAGCGCCTCCAGTATTTCTTGGAAATATTTGTCAACAACATCTACATCCCCGTCCTTGAGGAGTTTCTGGAGGATTGCTTCGACCAGCTTCAGCCCGAGCAGATCAACCACATCCTCACCGAGGAGCAGGGGAAGGCTTGGGAAGGCGACATCGCCGACGTTTACAACGCGCAGTGCTCGGTCGATGTCATCGCCGGGGCGAACCTCATGGCACGCCAAGCCGCCGCGCAGCTCCTGCCCATGATCCTCAGCACAATGTCCTCGTCCGCTGTGCAGGATGCGCTACAGGTCAAGGGCGACTACTTCGACTTCGAGGAAGTGTGCAAGGAAGCGTTGGACATATTCGGCTGGGACTTGGACACGCTGTTCCACAAGATGACCCCCGAAATGCTCCAGCGCATGAACCAAAAGAACCAAGCGATGTCCGCCGGAGTCGCTGCGGCGAACCTACAGAATCAAAAACACGATAACAAACTTTCGGAGATAAACGAAAAAGGAACAGTTGAGGCGGGCGTTTCACTCGTAAAAACCGCCGTGAAAGGCAACGCGGACGCCGCTGGCGCGGAGTTGCAAAGCTTGGGTCAGGGAAGCGGTGAGGAAGAGGGAGGACAGTAATGCCTACGGAACTTGAACGTATTTCAGCAATCAGGATCGCGCTCGCCCCCATAGTGGGGACGCCGGGCTGGTTCTACGTGAAGAAGATCGCGGACAACGTCGTGGACGCAGCCAAGGATTCAATTCTTGACGCCGAGACGCCCGAAGAGCGCGAGGAACTTGCGCTGAAAGCGACCGCCCTCAAGAAGGGCTTCGCGGAACTTTTCAAGGGTATTGAGTCGCTCACGTCTTTCGAGGAACGCGAGGAAGACGACGATTGGTACGCAAACCTGAATTTTGAAGCTGAACAAGGAGAATAGTATGCCAGAGACAAAAGCATTCGATCCAGAGACCGCACCTCTTGAAGAACTCCGCGCTATGGCGCTGGCGGAATCCGAGAAGGCGGAAGTCGCCGAGCCAGAAGTCCGTCCCGCAGCCAAGGCCGAGGTTGTCATCGCCGATGATCCAGACCACCTCGTGATCCCCACCGATGAGGCCGAGGAAGTAGCCGAGGAAGAGGAAGAGACTGAGTACATCGTCCGCCGCGAAATAGACCTTGGCGACGGTTCCGGCGTGCAGGTATTTTCCGGCAAAGGCGCGACGCAGGCGGAAGCCTACGAGGCATACATCGACAAGATCAACGCGGCGCAGGCCAGCGCTACTCGCAAGATTCGCGAACTGAGCAAGCAGGTCAAGACCGAGAAGGTGCTGACCGACCAAGAGAAGGCTGACATTGAGTATGTCACTCGGCAGAGGTTCCAGAAGGAACCCGAGAAAGTCGTCGAGGAGCTTGTGATCCAGACTTTGAACAAAGCCGCTGCCGGAAAAGCGCGCAGCGACCAAGCGCAGACAGATTTTGTTGCTACGCACCCCTTATTTGTAACCGATCCCAAGACGGGAAACGGCGACAAGATGCTGGCGGAGTTCGCAAGACTCTACCCTGATGCCACCGAGTTCACGGAAGCGGGATTGGAAAAGGCTTACCAAAGCCTGAGTTCCAGCGGATTGCTGGTTCTCAGGAGTGAGGAAGCGGACGCGGCCACGGAAGCGGAAGTCAAGGCAACTGAGCGTATTGCCCAGCCCAAGACGGAAGCTACGCAGCCACGAGTCAGCCGGAAGGCAAGCACGGTCTCCCCGAGGGGACGCCCTGCACCAGTCGTGAAAACGGAGCCTACGGAGGACGAGCTTTATGCCATGCCAATGGATAAGCTTCGCCGCCTCGCGATTGACGCCGACAACAAGGCGCAAGAGTAAGCCCGAAGCCCGCCGCACGGCAAAAGCCACCCGAACCTCAAGGATGAATTTATGGCTTTGCCAACAGCAGCCTCAGTAGTCTCAAGCGGTCTCGCGGCCTATCCGACGATTTTTTACGATAGGACCGCGCTCGACACCCTGTATCACAACTTGTTTTTCTATTCCAGCACCGACCTCAAGGTCATGCCCGATATGTCGGGCGTCGCCATGCAGCTCTTCGGCTACACCGCGATGGTTGCCAACACCGTCCCAGCGACGGAAGGCACACCCGGCGTGGGTCAGACCGTGACGCAAGTCCCGGCGGTTTTGAACCTCGCGAACTACGTCGATTACATCAGCTACTCCAACAAGGTGAAGCTCACAGCCATCAGCGACACGGTGGCCGAGGGTTCAGCTTTGCTCGCTTTTAGGGGCGCATACTCGGTTGACACCGTCATCCAGAACGCCTACATCGCGGCGGCCAATGCGACCCCGGCTGACTACATTAAGGTCGCAGACGGTTTTTATATGACCGCCTCGCTCTCACGCCAAGCGGTGTGGAAGCTCCGTGCCTTCGACGTGAAGCCCAAGGCCAACGGCCTATTTTTCGGGATCATCCACTCGCTCAACGCCTATGACCTTGTCAACGACGCTACGGCGGCTGGTTTCACCGACCTCCAGAAGTACACGGAGAGCCTCGCACCGGACAACCCGGCCCTCGCCGGAATCCGTGGCGCTCGTGTAGGTAACGTAGGCGGATGCGAATTTTTCGAGTCGAACGCCGTCACCGTGACGCCGGGCTACGCGGGATCGCCCCCGAAGAACGGCTACAACGTCTACGTGATCGGACATCAGGCGTCAATTTCGTCCAGCCTCGGCAAGACGAACCTGTCGCAGAAGAACTTCACAGTTGTGACGCGCAACTTCCCAATCGGTTCTAACTCTCTGGACCCCGGCGGATTGATCGCTGCGGCTTCGATCTACAACTTCTTCTTCGGCTGCATCATCGCGCCGCAGACGGTCGTGGGCACGGACAAGTTCAGAATTATTCAAGTGGAGTCGTCCATAGGCTGAAAAAACAACTTTTGTGACTTTCTCAGTATTAGACAGAGAGGTCACAAAATGTTCATCTACAAAATCACGAATGCCGTCAATGGAAAGATTTACATCGGGCAGCACAAGGGCGACAGCTTGCAGAAGTACCTGTGGCAGAAGTTCAGTCATGCTCGCAGTAAGAAATCTATGGGGTCGCATCTGTTCAACGCCATGCGGAAGTACCCCAAAGATGCTTGGAGCATAGAGGCTCTCGCCGAGGTTCACGGCGAGAAGGCAGTGCTTGACAGCCTTGAAACTTTTGTCATCACCGTCTTTGATTCCCGCAACCCCGAACGTGGTTACAACATCTGCCGGGGCGGCGAAGGACGAACGGGACCACACACCGCCGAGACAATAAAGCTAATCGGCGAGAATTCAAAGAAGATGTGGACGAACCCCGAGACCGTGGAAAAGATGCGGGTGAGAACAACCGCAACCGCAGATAGGCAACGGGGCGTCCCGAAGAGCGAAGAGCACATAGGCGCTATACGGGAAGCGATGCAAGACCCGAAGGTTCGGAAACATCAAAGCGAGGCAGCGAAACAACGCTTCGCCGAGGGCAGAGGCAACTTGCACGATGCGGAGACCGAAGCCAAGAGATTAGAGGCTTGCAGAACTCCAGAGTTTCGAGCCGCAGTGGCGGCACGGAGTAAAGGGAACTCGTGGAAGAGAGACTGGTTCGCGAAGCAGGAAAAGAAGCCAGCATCTCCAGTCCTACCGCACGTAAACAAAGGTAGGAAGTTTTCTGATGAGCATCGCCGCAAATTGAGCGAAGCCCGAAAACGTGTAGTGGCACAAGGAGCAACAAACATTTTATGAGCAGCCCAATCTTTATCTACTTTCTCGCCGACGGGGAAATCTGGGTTTCAAATGACATCCAGAAGTATCCGCCCGTCCCGCAGTATCCCGATGTCTCGCCCGGATTGCCCGGCACGATTGATGCCATCTTCAAGATCAGCGGCGAAGTAAAGTACCAGCAGCTCGGAACCATCGTCGGGCAAATCCTGATCTCCTTCAACGACGCTGTGGGCACGGAACTCGGCGCGGCTGCGCCGTACGGAATTTTGGCCGCCGCTGGAATCACGAACGCCTCGGCTGCCACCACCATCGTCCCGAATCCGCCCGTCGTGATAGGTTCTTTCCCAACGACTTCTATCACGGGGTTCAACCCGCCGCTCGCTACCATCGACAACACGGACGCTGCCGCAGCTCAGGCCGCTGCTCTTGTTGCCTACAACTACTATTCTTCACTGACATTCACTTCCCTTGGCGGATCAATCGACTTGAGCACGTCCAACGGAAGCGGTGGAAACGTCTACACGCCCGGAAATTACAGTTTCGGCGCTGCTTTGATGTCCACGGGTATCGTCCTCAACGGCGCAGGCACATACATTTTCAAGGGATCGTCCACGATCAACCTTGCGTCAGGACAGTCGATAATCCTGACGAACGGAGCCACGGCGTCGAACGTCGTCTGGCTGGTCGGTTCGTCACTCACAACGGTCGCTAACAGCAACTTTGTCGGCACGATCCTTGCCAACACATCCATCACGCTCGGCGGCGGCACGCTCGTCGGTCGCGCTCTCGCAGGCGTCGTTACGAGTTCCGGCGCGGTCACAATCGCAGCCAGTACGGCGATCACTTTGCCAGAAGCCACCGGCGCTGCGAACGCAGTCGGGACTCTGCAAAACGTGGGCATCAACAACGCGGCAACCCTTGTCACCCGCTACGGACTAACGGGCGGCAACGGGCGCAACGGAATTGAAATAGTCTAAGGAGACTCTATGTCAATCGCAGCACCAGCAACATTCACGATCACAGGCGGAGCGACACTCACGATCAGCGTCACGTGGAGCGTCGCCCCGGTGACCTCAACGATGGTCA